CCATCTAATATAACACCATTCAGATTTGTACATCCATAGAACTGTGTTAATGACTTTGAGGTATAAGATACGATTCCAATTGATAAATTTTTATATTGTATTGATAATTCACCACTATTTGGGAATCCTACTGTAGAATCTACATCTAAAACAGTAGTTCCTATACCCACATTACCTATTACTCTTGTTTTAGAATGAACTGAAAACTTACCATAAATTGCACCATCAGTCATTCCACTTCTACTATAACCAGAATCTACCGCAAGTTTATAAAATGTCTTAGCAACACCAGCAGTTCCTGTGGATACTTTCTCAACATATGTTATTGGAGCATATGCTTTAGTGATAGTATCTTCATATGGATCCTGGAATAGGGTAGCAGTACCTAATTCTTCAGGGTCACCAGAAAAACTTTCTACTATAAAGTTGTCAGCAACCTTATAATTAGCATTTGATGGTGTAAAAAGGTTATCTCTAGGCTTTATAACACTTACATCTTGATCATAAAGTGCCTTAAAGAGTATCTTAAAGGACTTATCAGTACCTTTAGAAGAATAAAAATCACTTGATTGCTTTATAAAAACGTTTTGATTAAGATTTGGTGTTAATTCTCTTTCACCAATACCTGGTAATATTTGCTGTTTTGTCTTTGTTAAGAATTTTTTTAAGAATAATACACTTAAATTTTCTATTTCAGTGCCTTTTGAGTGTGCTTGCCTCTCAGTACTCCTAAAAACTAAATTTTCTGCGTTTGCTTCTTCAGTAAAAGAGGTAATACCACAAAATCCTCTATGACAATTAACAAAAGTTGTTATTGTTTTGCTTTCATAAGTTATAATTTCGTCATCAATCTTAATTAAACCATAAGTATCGGGAAATCCATTGGTTCCTTCAGGTGTTTTTATTAAATCTACAACAATATCAGTATCAGTAATCTCTACATCAGTACCTAAAATAATAGAATCTACTATATTTGTAGTATTATCAAGCTTAATATACTTATCAATATTCTGTATTAGATCAACAGGAGCACCATCAAACTCTTGAGCAATGTAATATTGCTTTAAGAAGTCGTTAATTAGAGGATAATCTTCCTTAACATAAGAAGGAAGTTGATTTTCAACTATATTATTAAACTGTATTCTTTTATCTGTGGTGGATATCATTTATTTTAGTATGCAGATGTAGTTGATGTAGTAGTTTCTCCTCTAACCAAGCTTCCATTATGATAACTAGAGGTTACGATGTAATTAGATGCCGCAGGATCGAGTCCTGATGAAATTTCATCGACAATTGGCTCAAATTTACTGTTGCTTGTGTCTAATTGTAAGTATAAATCCTGCAATCCAATCACGTCATTGGATTTAGGACAAGCAGAGATCTCAAGAATTGCTTGACCATCCTTTAATTTACCCGATGTTATGTTAATTGGGTTCAATGTAACTATTCCCTTAGTATAATTTATAAACCCAACGTTACGTCTAATTACGGTAGGTGATGTAGAGTTGGCATTAGGAACAGAAAATAAGAATAATGTACCAGTTTCGAGATTTGTATCGGGAACATCTGACAAATATACGTTATAATCAAGTCCAGATACCTTAAATGCAGAAGATTTGATGTTATAACCATTCATATTCTTGATATAGAAGGCATTTCCGAACCCAACAGAGTACTCTGCAAAGGAATTTGTCACTAATCTAAGGTCTCTTCTTATCTGAACAGTAGTAATATTGGATGTAACAGACTCATGACTCTGATCAATGATGTTTAGGAACTTACTATACTTAAATCTTGCTCCATATTTGTTCAATTCAGTAGAATCTGCGTATCTTGCAGCATTATTTGATACAATTGAAGAAACTTCTTCCGCATTTCCAACCAAATTACTGTTATAATAGATTTTTGAGTCAATTTCAACATAAAGATACTTAAGATCCAGGATTTCTGGGACAATTCCTGCTACTGCATACTTTTTCAACTTCAATTTTATCTGTTCTTTCACTAAATTTGGTAAAAAATCACCAAATCTTGGTTTTATGCTGATAAAAACCTTTCCATATTGGGGTGGAACCAGTTCTTCTCCCCCAAAAACGGAAATTGACTCTGTTTCGGGGTAAATTTTTGCTGGAACTAGTGATTCATAGTCATTTGCAGTTAAAGCACGGTTTTGAGACGCATAAACTCTAGGTGCAAACTTTTTAATTGAATCAACACCCTCAATTTCCTCTCCACCAGACCCACTTGACCCTGTTGTCAATAAAGAGATGCCACTAGCAACATTATGAACACCAGAACCCTGAATATAGGTCAATCTACCACTAAATGTAAACTGATTGACTCCATTTGCCATTTCACCGTTAGAAACGATGTATTTTACGTTAATTTCTTCACCTTCTTGCAATCTTCTACCAAAAATACCATCACCAAAGAAGATTTCGTACCTTTCATCTTCAATTTCTTGTACATAAAAGACTTTTGAGTCCTTATCTATCTCAAAAAGGTTATCTTGGTAAGAATACTTGAATTTTTGGTTAGTTGTACCTGCTTTTATGTTAATTAAGGAAGTATCAACCCCTATATTAGGTAAAACAAACCTCTGATTTGGGTTTTGAGACGTATATGTGTAATTTTGCGTTAAAAGTGTGCCTTCATAGAGGACAATATCGTTAAATTGAGCAATTCCATCTATTACAGGTCGTGTTATTGGTTCTAAAATGGAAAAAATGTAAGATTGACCGCCAAATGAACCCGATGTTGATGCTACTGGTCCTGGTTGAAGGGTAATTGTTGATGGTCTAGGGGTAATATTTGACGTATTTACGAAAAAACTTACTGATGCCCTTGATGCAGTCCTTGATCTTGGTAAATATCCGATATTTCTTGCTAAAGAGACTACATTTTCTCTTAAAGTTGCACTATCAATGAATACTTCATTAGATACCATGTTGGCATTATAAGAAGTAATATAGGTATTGTATGCCAGAAGATCTATTATCGTGGATAAATTAGATCCATCAAAATCATAGTCGGTAAACTTAGAGTTTGCCCGTAAATAATCTTTAAGTGTTGTTTTAACCTGATCGAAATCAAGGTTTGAGAAATTGACTAGTGGCATTTTACCTAGTTGGCTGCAAAACGAATTGTAACTGTTGTTGTGGAACGTCTGCTCCTATAATTTCATATATTATAGTGACATCATATGAATTGTTATCAAAATTAGGGTCTGCTATAACATCGATTAATTCAACCCTTGGTTCATAATTTTTAATTGATTGCTCAATTTCACTAACAATTTGGGATGCAGAGATATTATCAAGATTCTCAAAAAGCGTTCTATTAATCCTTGACCCAAATGTAGGATCAAAGGGTTTTTCACCAGGAAGAGTGAATACTATATTACGTACAGAACGTGCAATAGCATTTTCGTTCTTAATTCCTATTAAATCACCGTTCAGTGGATTAGACTGAAAGGTCATACTAATATCCTTAAAACCTTGATTGACTCTTTCTAGAGGCATTATAAAATATTGTTACTATTTTATTATTTAGTCAAGATTTATAAAGTTCTTCATCATATTCTAGTCCATCTGCTTCATATAGGTCATTATTCACCTTATGATCCGTTTTTTTAGGTGTTATACCGTCATTTGCTATCTCTCGTAGCATTTTTTGATGTTGATTATTACCCAAATTGTCTAAAAAGTCGTTCATAAAAGTATTAAGAGCTCTCTTTATTTATTTGAGGAAAAGGTATCAGTCCTATATTGCCTGTAAGTGCATGTGGGGGTACATCCTTTAATATATCAAATCCAAGAGTAATTCTATTGGTATCAAAATGAGTATTAGGACTTATAACCTTATGTTCTCTATATCCTGGACCAATATAAACATTACCAACTTCATTTATTATTTCATATTCAGGATTTCTAAAAATTGTTTTTGTATTATGAGGTCTAATAGAAATATAACCATGTATTGGCCATTGATGTCCGTGCCAATCTAATAAACCTCCTTTTTCATGATAATTTAACCAACTTTGCATCCATAAGTCCCCATTACCATTATAATCATATACGAATTCATTTAACTCGCAATAAAGGTCATAAAAGACTTTAGTTGCTGATGTAAGTCCAAATACATTATACTTACCATATGACCAGGTAAAATCAGAACCAAAAATATCATGATGCTGAGTAGTATTAACCGCATGGTCAATAACATTACTCAATTCATCATGATACTTAGTGACTATATTGGATTTGTATACCTTATAGTCTATTTGCCTTGCCCCCTACTTCTTTTAGGAGCACCATTACGAGAGGAAGCGGTATATTTGGTATGCTTTCCTTTTCCTTGTCGAGTTTTTTTCGGTCTAGACTCTATATGGTCTACATTAGTATTAAACATCTTTGCCATTTAACATCCCTCCGAGTCATGTGTGTTTTCATAGTCTTCGACTTCTCTGACAAGAAGTTCTCTTTTCTCTTCACCTGAGAGAGTATCGAGTTTCGCTGCTACGGATTCTGTCGAGGCACGAACCCGATATTGAACCGAGTCACGCTTCGACAGTTCTGTAAGAATCGCTGCCTGTAGATCCCATAGATCATTAGTATCCTTTTTATCTAAGTGGTGTTCTATCCACTCTACGATTGCTTTATCAGTCATTAGATAATACGAGATTTTTCGTGCCCTACACGAATACGAGGATCACACCAGATCTCGAAACCTGCATCCATTGCATCTAAGCAGAATGATACATCTTCACCACACATATCCTGGACACTGCCACTCTCGAAGACTTGCATCTTAGGAGCAAACCAAGGGTACTTCATCTTCTCATCCTCGAAGACTCCCTTCTCTATCATTAACCATCCGAATCCTGCATAGTCTACTGTGAAAGGCTTCTTACGCTTGCTGATAGACTCAATGGTTTCGTGGTTCATAACTCCCCCATTCTTACGGAAGTCATCTTCATCTAACCAGTGTGCGACAGATGTAGTTTTGCCATCCTCTGTGCAATACCATCCTGAGACGATTTTCTTCTTCTTAGTATCGTCAATTGAACCATCCTCAGTGACCGCATCAGCAGGAATCGCCATATCGCATAATTGCCAGAACTTGTTAGTATCAAAGACTATATCCGAGTCAATCCATAACTGGTAGTCGTATTCTAGTTTACCATCCCAAGGTATCTGATCTGGTCCACGTAATACATTTGCTCCAAGACACTTACATCTTGCGAAGTTTACCATAGAAGAGTAGTCCTGGGATATCTGAATAGACATACCGTTCTGAACCATATCAAAGCATAACTGCACAAAGTTCTTCAGATATATGTAAGATACTCCTCTACCTGGAAGACAAAATACTACTGTCTTACCTTTCATTCTCTGTTTGATAGCAGGAATATCCCAGTCTTCTTTTTTAGATGATGGTTTATTCGCTTTTACTGTAAATCCTTTTGCCATAATTCCTAGTAGCTACACATCAATTATACTAGGTATGTAGCACAATGTCAATAGGAATCCTCTTCCCACTCGAACTTATTATACATGTCGATATTCTCCCGAATGACTCTACCTGGTCCACCAACGCCACACTTTGGTCCTAACCGAATATAACTTAAATCATCTACTGAATACTTACTCTCTAATAAATCTACCATTACATGTAATAACTCCCATTTCTCCTCAAATTCTTCATGGGGCAAATTACAATATAATACCTTATCTTTTGCATAGATGTGATAGGTAGTTGAATCCAAAATTTGTACTGGGGATTTTTTTACATATTATGAAATCCATGTGGCGTTTTTTATACCACGGAGATTTTTTTTATATCTCTATATCTATCTCTCGATTTGTCACCTCTGTAGGTTAGGGTCTCTATCTTTTTTTATATACGCAACGCCCACCGCAACGTTAACACATAAGGGCGGAAATACTGTCAAACCACTGTTAATTATTATAGCATATTAGGGCACTATGTGTCAAATAGCACCCTAACAGTTGTTTACATTTATAACACTGTATCTGCACCCTCCACAATATCATCTAGAACTGCCAAGATTTCATTACCATTGTTTGCATTTTCCAAGAGGAATTCTGCAAAGTTAGGTGTTACAAACTGTACTGCACTGTTAGACATAATTAAGACCTATAATTAAGGTTGATAAGTTATACAAACAGTTTAGAGACTTACTGCACTGGTCTTATACATTATAGGGACAATTTAGAGGTTCCCCATTGTTACCAACTGACTGGAATGTTCAGATCTTCGATAACACTTTCTACACTCTCATTATCCTGTATATCTAATACTTTATCCCAGTTAATTTGATGTGGATTAAAATCATCTAATGCTTCAATCTCCAGGGTTATTCTATACTTTCTCTTCTGTCCGTAAATGTTAGAAACTGACATGAGATTAGAGGAGGGTGAGTGTTAATAAGTAGTCTACATTATCTGAACGATTTTGTCAACTTTATATACGATATTTAGAGTTTTTTGTTGTTATAAACACTTTCAGGACTTGTGTGACTATTTCTCAACAATCTCCTTGTAT